TTTCTGGATATGGATCTGGATATGGATCTGGACCTGGATCTGGATCTGGAGATGGATCTGGACCTGGATATGGATCTGGACCTGGATCTGGATCTGGAGATGGATCTGGATATGGAGATGGATCTGGACCTGGATCTGGATCTGGAGATGGATCTGGATATGGATATGGATCTAGAGATGGATCTGGATGTGGATATGGAGATGGATATGGATATGGGGAAGGCTAGGAAATGAAATTACTACACTTAGGCTGTCATTTAATTCTGGAGTTTGACGAACTCCGCTTGTTTCAGCAGGTCAAAGGGCTTGAGGTCTTTTCCCCTGGTGCCTATCTGAATCCGCAAGGATGTGGGTTGCGGCCAGGAATCCCGGAGCTCAATTACAGGCCAGAATGGCTGGATGCTTGGTCCAGGGTTCCTAGCCGCACAGATCAGCAGCCCCCTTTAAGCGACCAGAAAGCCAGCTTAACACCTGAGATCCTGAGCCACTTTGATGCTGTGATGATAACTCACGTCCCGGCATGGGTGACCTCTAACTGGGAAGTTCTCAAGAAGTGGGGAGGTAAAGTCTACTGGCGTGATATCGGCCAGACCAACTTCGAACAGGAGGCGATGATTGGCCGTTATGCAGCAGAAGGGCTGAAGATTATTCGATACTCCCCTAAGTCTAGAATGATTGCCAACTACGCAGGAGAGGATGCAATGATTCGTTTCAGCAAGGATCCGACCGACTTCTTGCCGTGGGTTGGAGACCGCAGAGAGGTGATGACAATTGCCCAGTCTATGAAGGATAGGGAGCCTGCTTGCGGGTATCAGATATTCTTGGACTCAACAAAGCCCTTTGTTCGCAAGCTTTACGGTAACAGCAACGAATCTTCTGGTCCGCTTTGGGAGGGTCAGAAGACCTACGACCAGCTATTAGAGTTCCTCAGCTGGACTCGCACATACTTCTACACAGGAACATTTCCCGCACCCTACACACTAAACTTCATGGAAGCAGCTCTGGCCGGAACGCCTATTGTTGCTATAGATGCAAGTCAGGCAAGGTTCCCGCACTACGAAGTGAGCGACCTAATGGAAAGCTGGGGGCTAGGTGGTTGGTTCGGAAAGAATCCAAGCGAGCTGCAAGAGCTTTGTCAAAGAACCTTGTCCATGACAGATAGCGAAGCAAGGGCTAGATCTGACGCTCAGCGCGAGGGGGCAAGGAAAACATTCAGCTATGAGGCGGTGCTGCCGCAGTGGAAGGAGCTCTTTGGGTTATGAGAAAAAAGCAGATACTAACGCTGGTCGACTTTGTTGTGGCAGTGGTAGCCATGCTAGTATGCATTGCTACGGATAGCGTCCCCTTTGCAATGCTAGCAATCATTTTCTGGATAGACTTCAAAGATGGAAAAAGAAGTGCGGGTTTGGGTTATGATAGTTGAAATAGGAGAGAGCTTAGCGGCGGTGTTGGTTGCCATGATTCCAGCGGTCTTTTTAGGGTTCACCCTCTGGTGGGCTATGAAGGATTAAAATGAAAATACTAGCCGACCTCCACCATGACGACCTCTTCCGAAGCTTGCAGCTGTTAGGGGATAGGATGGGCGCGACCTTTTACCGGCCTAAAGGCTTGGAGTGGTTCGAAAACACTTTCTGGCATATCCATAGAGGCAGAGAAACCGCAGAACAATTCCTTGGCCCCGTCACTTACCCGGACTTTCCGGGCATAAGCCTAGAAGAGGCTCAGGACACTAAGTGGGATGCTGTTGTTGTTAGCCACTTCGCTAATCTCCAGCCGTGGCAGGGGCTGTTCGCTAAGTGTCAGCCAGACACACCAGTCATTCTGCAAGTTGGAAATAATTGGAATTACAACCTGGAATGCTTTGAGGCTGCTGATTACGTGCTTAACAGCACTGCTACTCAGTGGCCCAACGCTAAGCAACACGTCCGCTATCACCCAGAGTTTAGAGTTGTATCAAGCTTCGATAACCCGACCATGCCTAGAAGCGTTTACAGCGTGAATCACTACCCGACACCTGAGGCAGCGATTACGTTTGAAAAGCTTAGAGAACAATTGCCTGGTTGGAAGTTTGACATGTTCGGCTGCGGAACAGAGAACGGGCATCTAACTAGCCGCGACCAGGTTGACAAGAACGCAGCAAGCTATCAATTCCTCTTCCAGCACAAGGCAGGGGGTGACGGCTACGGCTTCAATATCCACCGAGCCTGGGCGCACAACACGCCAGTGATTATGGATTACAACCACTACGCCGACAAGATGGCAGCAATGTGCATGGTGGATAGGCAGACCAGCTTTGACTTGTCGATTGGCGTGGAGCGTGTAGCGGAGCAGATTAAGGAATGGTCGGACGAAGGGGATTACATGCCAAGAATTACTCCTGTGGAAATCTGGAAGCAGAACTGCTGCCCTGACTATGAGTGGAACAACAAGCTGAAACCCTTTTTCGAAGCAATACTATGAGCGAATTCAAGCAAACAAGCCAATACGGCCAGGATGAGTTTGTCTGGCGGATCTTGGGGGAGAAGGAGCATGGCCGGTTCTTGGATATTGGTGCTGGATATGCATTCAGAGACTCTAATAGCGCTAGCTTGGAGGAGCATGGCTGGGATGGGATGTGTGTTGACAGTGGGAAGGATGGCACCATTGACATTAAAGAGTGGCAGCATAGGAGCGCCCCGTTATGGATTGGTGGGGTTGATCGAATGGAGTTGCCAGCTGATCTTAAGGAAGACTATATAAGCATTGACGTCGATGAAGATTCTTACCTGGCACTGGAGAAGCTGGCTCAACATTACAGATTTAACAGGCTGACAAGCTATCCAGGCGCTTCTGTCATAACAATCGAACATGACGAATACCGCTTCGGTACCGATATGCGGGACAAACAACGGGAAACCTTAACCTGCCTTGGCTACGAACTGCTTTGCCCCTCCGTTTACCCGTCTGAGCAGTGGAAAGAGATTGTCTGGGAGGATTGGTGGGTGTGGCCTTCCGCCGTCGACCGCACCTTAAAGGAAAAAGTTAGAGGCATGCGCAATGTTGAAGAGATCCTTGCTAAACTCCGTGGATAATTGGGCTCATTTCACCGATCAGTTGGCTAGCAGTTACCAGACTGTCTACTCTGTAGCCCACTGGCTGACTGGCAAGGGGTATTCTGTCACCATGCCTAAACGGGCAGTTGCTGCATCTGCTAAGGATGCCTCAACCTACGTTGATGAGGGTGATCTATTCCTTCATCTACGGCTAGAGGTTAAGCGGCGTAAACTGGATTTCACCTGTAAAGAGGACTTTCCGTTTCCAGATATTATGGTCTGCTCTAGAAACAGCTACGACAGGGCAGATCCCAAGCCGTTCACCTATTACATGGTTAACAAAGCTGGCTCCCATGCTGCCATTGTGAGGTCTAGCACATCCAAAAACTGGACCATTCAGACCACTAAGGATGGACGCAGAGTCAATTATCAGCAAGAGACCTATTACTGCCCCGTTGAGTTGCTGGAGTTTGTTAAGCTTCCAGGTGCTTTGCCCACACCCTCCAGTAGCCAGCAGATTGCTCCGACGTAGCCAGCCCCCGGTAATGGCGGTGAATCATTTGCGGGCTGTTCCCCAGGTGATCCGCTATCTTTTGCTCCTCAGAAAGGTAATGGGCTAAATGCGTTGCAGCTGAGTGTCGCAGCACGTTCCTGGGCCACTTGCAAATACCTGCTGCTCTTTGGGTTGCGCCGAATCTCTTACGGAAGTTGCTGCGCCATTTCAAGTGCAACAGCTCCTCACTTTTTTTAGGTAGCGCCCCAAAGACTTTCACCAGCCTTCTTGATCTGTTTTTCGCAATCCCTGCCCCTATCTCAACGAAGCCTTCTGAGGCATGCAAGTTGCTAGGCCGTAGCCGCATAATCTCAGCTCGTCTGATTCCCAGTGCCCCCGCCAGCCAGACATACTCAAGCAAGTCAAAGTCCTGGGCTTTAATGGCTTGCAACAGATCATCTAGCTGTTGATTGCTGAGGATTACCGGCTCTAGCTCTTCCCTGCGAGTCACTTCCAGCCTATCCGTTACGACCTCCCTGCAATAGCCCCGGCGCAGGCAGAAACGCAGAAAAGTGCGGAGTCGGGCAACTTCCGTCTGCCTGGTTGAGGCACTACTTTTTGCTAAGAAACTAGATACTTCTGCAATAGTAACGTCTGACACCTTGAGGGCCGGGCCGCAGTGGGCCGCAAACCTGAATACCAACCATTCCAGTTGATGCACGTAACCCTTGGCCCTGCCTGCTGACTTTTTGGCTTCAACCAGCTCTAAAGCCGCCTCTGACAAGGGTTTCGGGGTGCTGCCCTTGGTGGCTTGGTAATGATTCCACAGCTCAGAAATGCTGATTCCTGCTGCTTCGGATTGGGCTATAGCCAGCCTATCTAGGGAATTCACAGGAGAGGGATGGTGCACGCTGCAGGGTTCGAACCTGCGACCCCTACCGTGTGAAGGTGGTAGGACAGCCTATGTCCATCCCCTCCTGTTAAGCTGTTTCTAATGAGTAGTAAACCGTCCCGTTTTGTAATCAAGCCCGACCTTTCCGCCCGCCTTCGCCAGCTTTGCCCGCCTTCTTCCTCGCCTGAGCAATTTGCGCTTTTTCTTCTCTTACGAGCTCTTGAGAGAGAAGATCGTTGATTAGCTGGGTAAGCCCCGTCTCTCGTCTTTCGGCTAGATCTTTGAATTTCTCCTTCAAGTCTTTGTCGACGAATATGTTTAGAGGGGCTTTGTTTGCGGCTCTCTGGTTTGGCATTGTTTTGGTTGTTTTTGCGGACTTGTGAAACCCTATGTCAAGGTGACTAGGCACCACAATTACAACTGATTTGTTGGTTTGGAATAAAAAAAGCAGAAAAAGGTTGCGGTGTAACGACACCAGAACTAGTAGTTATGCACACGGTGTAACGACACCCAGTAAAAAATGAAACCTCCCCGAACCAACCGCCTAGGCCGCAACTGGAAGCATCGATGCCCTATTTCTGGATGGTTCAAACTAGCAAACCATTATGCAAGTAAACTGGACACAGACAGCAAAGGAGCTGCAAGCGGAATCGGAAAGGGAAGCGCGGCGAACAGTGACAGCCAACAAGCTAAACGGGGTGATTAAGGAGCCTGTTACCTGGCATGATTGCAAAGATGATTACCCAGAAGGAACAACCCTTGAAGAAGCTTTTCGGGAGACGTTCGGCAACGCAAAAAAGCTAGGACTCTTATGATTAATAGCAGGACAAAGGGGGCGGCTGGAGAGCGGGAAGCGGCGGAATTCCTCAGGAGGTTTGGGTGGAACGCTAGAAGAGGGCAACAGTTTTCGGGGTCTCCAGACAGCCCAGACGTTGTGTCTGACTTCCCTTTTCACCTGGAAATTAAGCGCGTTCAAGCATCCAGCCCTATGAAATGGATAGAGAAAGCAACGGAAGACTGCGGCGAGGAGCAGCAACCTTGCGTTTTATGGAGACCCAACCGAAAGCCCTGGATGGCTATGTTCTGGGCAGAAGATTTACTAAACCACTTAAACAGAAAAACCAGCATGAAAAACGATCCCATCACCTTAAGCAGAGAAGACTATGCCGAATCACTTAAGCAAGCAGAGGAGGCTGGATACAGGCGAGGAATTGCCATGTATGACTCACAGAGAGCAGTAGCTAGTTTCTCGGACAAGGTGTCCACACACCCTGTAATAATGGACGACGTTGACGCCGTTAAAGCTGATTTTGCCGTACAACAGAGCGGCTGCTAGCAAGCGGAGAAAGAAGAAAGGTGATGAGTGACATTGAAGAGCTTAAAAAGGGGCCTGCGATCTGGAATGCCTACGCAGATGCAAACATAAAAGCGGATCTGACATGGTGCCCCGACCTGAGAGGAGCCGACCTGAGAGGAGCCGACCTGAGAGGAGTCTACCTGAGAGGAGCCGACCTGAGAGGAGCCCACCTGGAAGGAGCCGACCTGGAAGGAGCCGACCTGGAAGGAGTTGAAGCGGGCCTAATAATCCCCACTTTTTCACTTAACCAAAAAGCCAGGGTTGCTGTAGCGGTTCGCGGTGAGTGTTACAATCAATCCGATTTTGGGAACGTGTGCGGGACAACTGGATGCCTAGCCTTTCACATTGTTAAGCAAGCCGATGGGGGCGAAGTGTTTGCAGCTTGGTTTAGGAGCATCCCCTTCGCAGCAATGCTAATCTGGCCTGAGGCTGCACATCTATTTTATCAGACAGATCCTAAGCCAGTGATTGAGTTCACCGAGCAATTTATGCCTAAAGATAAGGCGTAACAACAAACCAAGAAAACCAAAACAGAAAGATACATACTAATGAGCTTAATAGCTAAAGAAACCGCCGATTCTTCCAGGGATCCACTGCCAGCAGGGCCGCAAATAGGCATTTGTTACAGCATTGTCGACTTAGGCACTCATGCCGGGGATTACCAAGGGAAGCCAACTAAGCGTCACAAGGTTAATATCTGCTTTGAGCTGCCAGGTGTTCAGATCGAAACAGATAAGGGGCCGATGCCAGGGGCTAAATCAACAACTCAGACACTTAGCTTGAATGAGAAGGCTAGCCTGCGCAAAGTTCTTGAGAGCTGGAGAGGGCGACCGTTTACGCCAGTAGAACTGCAAGGGTTCGACCTTAGCGGGATCCTGGCAAAGCCTGCAACTGTTAACATCATGCACAATGACAAGGGAGGGGACTATATCGGCTCCATCATGCCGCCAATGCCTAATGTTCCAATTCCGAAAGCAGTCAATGAGCCTTACATTTACTCGCTTGACACCCCAGGGGAGAACTGGGATCGGATCCCGAATTGGGCGAAGGAAGAGATCAAGCAGTCCTTAGAGTGGAGCAAGGTTAAAGACTTCGTTCCATCTGAAGATGGTCACCCCGCAGGAGCGCCTGCCGCACCAGCCGACAACCAAGACGACGTGCCATTCTGATATGAGTGTGTTAATCAAAGGGCCGGGGGTGTATAGGCACCTACAGGGAGGGGATTACTACCCCCTCCCTTTTTTATCAGCATCCACATTGAAGGATTGCAACTGGAACACTCGCATACTTGATGACCGCTTAAAGGCACCCCCCAGGGCACCAACTGAAGCGATGGTGTTTGGGACGGCTTTTCATACCGCCGTATTAGAGCCGGATAGAATGCCTTACGAGTATCACATACTGCCAGAAGGGCATAAGGGCACCACAAAGGAGGGCAAGGCGCTTGTTGCGGAGATCAAGAAGGCAGGTAAGTCTCCAATTAAAAAGTCGGCAATGAATCAGATTGAGGCGATGAGGGAGAGCTTGCTGGCTCACCCTTGGATGCGGGAGAATTACTCGCTAAGCAAGGGGGATATTGAATTGTCGATTGTTAGCAACTTCCACGGCGTCATGGTTAAGAGTAGGCTGGATACCTATTACGGAAGCAATGGAGGTTACTCTATTGATCTCAAGACAACTATTGACGCATCCATTGATAAGTGGCGGCGGGAGATCAGGAGCAACTACATCACTCAAGCCGCAACATACCGGCAACAGCTGAGGGAGCACGGGTTACCATGCAAGCGGTTCTATTTTGCGGCTGTGGAGAAGTCCCGCCCTTACAATGCTGGAATTCATGCAGTTGCTGACAGGGATCTGGATGAAGCATGGGAAAGGGTTGAAGATCTGCTGAATCGATACGCTCATGACAGAGTTCATGGTTTTCCGCACTACAACACCGAGCCAACTATTCATTGCTATTCAGAGAGGGAACTAAAGATATGAAGCAGAGGAAAGTTGTGCAGATTACAGGAACAAACATAGGTGTGATAGGTGAGCTTTTCGCTTTGTGCAATGATGGAACCATTTGGAGGATGAGCAGGAGGAATGGTTGGTTACAGGCCGAATCTATCCCTCAACCAGAGCCAGCCAAGGAGCCAGAAGATCCTGTAGCCGCCCTCAGAGCAACCTTGAGGGCTCAAGCTTTGCAGCACCTATCAAACAAGATCGGCAAGAAGTTACGGAACGGGCCGAGACCTGACCTTGACTCTAGAATTGCTGAATATGGCATTGATGCGGTTAAGGCTGTAATAGACGTTAAGTGTAACCAGTGGATAGGCAACCCTGACATGGAGAAGTATCTGAGGCCAGAGACACTCTTCCGCAAGTCTAAGTTTGAAAGCTATTGGCTTGAGGCGCAGGAAGCTAATCCGGTTAAGGAGCGATCTGTACTTACAGAGGCGCAATCCAATGCTGGATGGGCTGATATCTTTGGCAAAGCTGTGCCTCCTGTGCCTGACCGACAGAAGCAACCACAGGGGTATTTAGACTGGATGGGGTTATACGGAAATTGGAAATCTCAAATGGATTCCTACACTGAGTGCCGATTGCTTGGGGTAGCATTTCCGGGGTTTAAGAAGTGAACGACGCCCCTGATCTGGACATTGACGCCCAAGAGGGGCTTCTTGGCTGCGCTCTGCTTGGAGCAGCTGAGGATATCCGGGGCTCAGGGATTGACGCTAATAGCTTCTCTGAGCCCCGGTGCCGATTTACCTGGATAGAGATCGAAAAATTGCTAGATGCTAAGACTGACCCAAATGTGGTCTCTCTGCATCACGCAAACAAAGATTTAGAGCCCCTGTGGCTTGTTGGCCTGTCTGACAAGGCTCCAACCGTCCACAACTGGACTTACTGGTTGCCCCGAGTCAAGGATGTGGCCGCACGCTACCAGGTATGGAGCTTGTGTAACCAGGTAGCTGGCAACGCAAAGATGGGGTGCCCGTCTGACGAGCTGCTGGCCTCCCTGGAATCAGGGTTGCTTAAGGTGGGCAATGCCAGCTCAGATGTTAAGGATTCCTCCAAGGCAGGACTGAAAGATCTCTGTGATTGGCTAGATAAGGCGGGCAACCAAGAAGTGGTTGGCATAAAGACTGGGATAGGGCGCATCGACAAGCTGATAAGGGGCTTGAAAAAGGCAACTATGAACACTTTAGCCGCTCGCCCTGCAACTGGGAAGTCGGCCCTAGCTGCTAACGTGGCTCTTAAGGTGGCCAAGGAAGGCGGCAAAGTCCTGGTGTTTACTGCTGAGATGGCTGCTAGAGAGTATCAAGCTAGGTTGTTAGCGATTGATTCCAAAGTGGATGTGCAGAATTATTTGGAGAATGGCTGGCAGCAGGACCAAAAGGCGCTGTTCGTTGCCATGAATAGGCTTAAGGAACTCCCCATTTACATAGTGGATGATCCGTCGATCACAGCCCCTCAAATGAGGGCTTATTCCCGCAAGGTCGCAAGAAGGGGGCTAGACCTGGTGATTGTTGACTATCTCCAGCTGTATCGTTCTGGCCGCAAGACGAGAGGCAGGGAAGAAGAGGTTAGTGAGGTGTCTAAGGCTATGAAGCAGATGGCTATGGAATGCGATGTGCCGGTAGTTGTGTTGTCGCAGATGAACAGGGGGATTGAATCCAGAGACAGTGCCCCACGGCTATCCGATCTAAGGGAGTCAGGCAGCATTGAGCAGGACTCTGATACAGTGGCGTTTCTGTGGAATAACTCAGATGATGTGCTGATGTATTGCCTGGAGAAGAACAGGAACGGCGGAACAGGGCAGGCCCCTGTTAACTTCATAAAACACAACCAAGTTTTTGAAGATTTATCAGGCATGGAAGGGAATGCTGGTGTATAGTCACCTCATGAAATTATTCGTCTGGGGTGTCTAGTCACCAGTGGCAAACAAGCGTTGAGGAACACAAGGGAGAGTTCCGGGTAATGGTAACTGCTTTCGGCATGACCAGCCCAGCAGGAGATAGATTGCAGAGAGGTGTGCCAGGGTCAGGCAAAACTTTCCAGGGGATCTGGAGAGGTGGAGACAGGCAAGAAGTTGAGAGGTCGGCTAAATCGTTGACCAAGTATTTGAATGACTATGAAGCTACTAGGAATCGCCGGGGCAAAAGGCGTCGGTAAGGATACGTTTTACAATGTGCTGAAGGCAAGGATGGAGCCGGTGCAGAGGGTAGGGACTTCTGATTGTATCCTAGCTGATTGTTCTGCTTTACCTGGGCTGGAGGGTGCAACCAAAGAGCAGGCGAGACAGGTTTACCAGGTATACGCCGAGGCAACCAAAGAGTTGCAAGGGCTCCACTATTGGATTGATCGGATGCGGCCAGCCCTAGAGGCAATGGACTGGGGCAAAACCACCATCATAACAGGTTTGAGATACTCCTTCGAAGCTGAATGGATCCAGCAGCAGGGAGGCAAGGTTGTGCTGATTACGAAGCCAGGGCCAGCTGATGAGGACCATATTAGCGAACTGGAATGGAAGAATATTGTGCCGGATTACACCATCGCCAATGCGTCAACCCTTGCAGCCTATGCCGATGAAGTGGTCAAGGTTTACCTGGAGGCGATCAAGCAATGAGGCAACTTTTAATGTTTCCACTGATCATTGGCTGTATCGCACTCACAATCAATGCTTTCTGGTCAAGCTACAGCGAGCCCTATCCACAATCCAGCGACTTTAGAGTGCTACTTCTGGCAACTGTGTGCGGGTTCGGTGCTACCTGGGCTGGATGGAAGGAGTCGGGCAAGTGAAGTTCTCCAGCATTCTTACAGGTGACGGCAGAGGTCTCTGGTATTGCCAGCAAGTAATCAACCAAGGCTTTGACGCAGTAGTGCAAGGCATGCAGCTCTCCAACGAGCTATGGGAGGCTTCGAACAAGACATTAACCCCGCTGCAAGCAGACATTGCCGCAGCTAAGCAGATTCTAGGATTATGACACAACAGGAAGTTAGAGCAGTGTTAGGCGATTGGTATGCAGGTGAACTGCGAGATGATAGGGCGAAACGGGTTAACCCTAACATCTCCCAGCAGGATCTTCAGAAGATGTGTGAGTCGGTCACCAGGGCTTCGATAGATGCTGCTCTCAGCGTGGGGCCGAAGCCGACGCTAGACGAGATAAGGGAGAAGGTGGAAAAGCGAGAGCAGGATACGCCAGATACTGAGTCAATTCTGCCAGATACTGAGACTAGGCGCTTCTACCCGGAACTGGACTGGACCCTGGGTTTCAACTGGGCTGGTTTACCAAGGTGGTCTGACCCTTACGGCTACACATGGAAGTTTACCGAGACGGAAGACGGCCACTACTACACCAGGCTCCCTAAGAAGGGAGAGCCCGTGACAACAACAAATCAGAAAGAGAAAACTATGACAAGCAAGCTACTATTCGGAACAGCAATCGGAACATTCATCGCCCATTACTGGCACATTGTTGCCGGTAGCGCCTTAACCACAATTAGCACCTTAACAGCTATCGCTGCCTTCTTCTTTGATAGAGCAGTGGAGACGCCAGTGCCAACCTTTGGCGTGGTGTGCGTCATCCTGGGGATCTTGCACATGAAGGGCGGAAGCATTCGCCGTAACTTGCTGAAGTGGCTCAACATCCAGGAGAGGAAGTAGGTTATGGCTGGCCCTTCACCAGGACAGTGTCCTTATGATTACCACGGCTTCCCATCGACAGCTGGAGCCACTGAAACATTAAACCATCACAAGGCTACGGGACACTTCCCAGATTACAGCAAGCCTGGAGATCGATACATCATCACAGCAAAGCTGCCTGATGGGTTAGAGCCTGGAGATGCCATTGTCTATGATGGGGAACACTGGGAGCATATGCCCCGCCCTGGCAAGAAGCCCAAGAAGAAGGCCAAGATCAAGCTGACTGATGCTTTTGTGAAGGCTGTTAAGTTTAGTGATGCCTATGATCTTGCAAGGGCTGAGACTACGCACCTTGCGAAAGTTTCAGCAGGAGGCATTTGCTGCGTCCCTGACAGAAGGGGCTTACCTGTTGTCGATCCGAAAGCTGCCAAGCAGTATGACCTGAAGCGGCTGGCTGAAGAGGTGCTGAAATGGGTGGAGATTGTGGAGGAATAGCATTAACCAATGCCAACCAACAGAAAGTGGTCGCTTATGAAGAGCGAAGAGGTGGCTAAACTGCCAGCTAACACCATCAAAGAGAGGGATCCTGAGCGATACAAGTGCATCATCCAGCTGCTGAAGGAAGGCACTAGCCACAAAGCCATAAGCAAGGCTACTGGAGCATGTATGGCTGTGATCACCAAGATTATGTTGGCTGATGACGAGCTGAACAAGGGCATTGACGCCCTGTCATCCAGAGCAAAGAAGGGTGCAGGGCACGCAATTGACCGCTTGAATGAGCGGATGGAGGCTGATGTGAATAACGAGATAGCCTTCAAAGATTTGGCCGTTGTTGCTGGTATCTTAACTGACAAAGTAGAGAAGCTCAGCCAGTCGCAAGCCCCACAGTCCCTGCATGTTACGCAGATTAATGTCAATGAGGCTGTAGATATCAACGACATCATCCAGAACCTGCCCAAATCAGCACCACCAGAGCAGTCACAAGTTATTGATGTGGAGGATGTTGCGCCAGAAAATGAGGCCAATTAAATATAATAGATATTGTGCGAAAACCAGCTGTAAGTCCTTCTCTATCAACACTTCATGCTGCAAAGTAAGCCGGAAAAGGGGAGGGGGCGGTCAGCAAGTCTAGATCTGTCAGCTTCGTTTGACGGCCACCTATGCAAATTTTAGCAGACAAAAGGCCCCTCCCTAGCGCATTGCACCGTCAACAGCGGGCAGAGGGGTTGTCAGCCCGTGGGGTTACGTCTGCTGCGATGGGTGTTGTATCGGAGCAATTGTTTGCGGCTGAGGCGTATAGCAGGGGCTTCCGGGTGTCTGCTCCGGTATGCGGAAAGGCCCCCTATGACAGCATTACTGAGAAGGACGGGTCCTTGTGTAGGGTGCAGGTGAAAAGCACAGCAAAGCCACACAAGGGTAGTTGGCGGGTGACGTTCAACGCGCCTAAAAGGCGGGGTTATGACGGTGCAACAGTGGATGTGTTGGCCTGCTATATCGCTCCGATGAGTCATTGGTATCTACTGCCTGTAAGCCAGGTAAAGGTGGATCAGATCCATTTTTGCGGTAATCCGCACAGAAGCAAATACTTGCCCTACTACGAGAACTGGGGGCTTTTGGAGACTTTTTGAATATGAAATCCCTTCGTTCCATAGTTCAAGCGGTAACTGCCCAGACAGGGGTTGATCCCAAGCTAGTATTTTCCAGTCTAAAGACAGAGGATGTGTCTAGGGATAGGGCAATAATTGCCTACCTATGCCATGTGGAGTTGAGGTGGAATTTCAGCCGGATTGATAAGAAGCTGAAGCGGGCTAACGGGTCTACTAGAAGGATGGTAGAGCGGGTAGCGGAGAGCAAGGACTATGAACCATCTCTTTTTGCTCTATTAGCCAGGATTAGGGGTATCTGAGGGTACAGTAAGCCTGTTAAGACTTGCCATACCCTGAGACCAGAATTCGGGTCTATCGTCGGGAAACTCCTTGAAAGGAGAGGGATTTCTTTGGACAGCCTAAGCATCCGGCAACCGCATGGCATTAACGTAGCCAATAAATCCCAGCAGTGTCTCACAGTTGTGAGAATCTTTAAGGTGGTCTGTTACGTGTATCCGGCCACCCGCTGTTGTCACCCTTCATTCTGGAGACTCTTGCCAGAGAGCCGGGGCCATGTTTCAGGTCACCCAAGAGATCGACGTCCGGCCTGCAATCGGAGGCTATGTTTAGCAGGCAGTGAAATTAATAGCAGAAAACGGTTGCGGTGTCTAGTCACCAGATGCATGTTGAAGGTGTAACGACACCGGAATGCTATGAAAACAAACCTTCAAGAATGCCAGAAATGTAAACGCAAGTTTATTGCAATTGGAAAGATATCCATTTGCCAGGAATGCGAACTCAAGATCACCCAGGAAGCGCCAACCACAGCATGGGAGAAAGTGAGGCCCTTGCGATGATTGTATGGCTAGCTGAGAACGGAGCATTGCCCGTCCTGGGTGCGATTGGTGGATATTTCCTCGTCCACCAGATAATGAACAGGGGAAGCCATGAATGATTTCGACGATATACCTGGTGAAGACGATATCCAGTTCAAGGCACCCTATGTGGAAGGAGGGGCAGGGAGCCTAAATGAGCTGATTACTGAGCAGCGGGGATATGAAGCGGTTGGGGGCAAGATTAACGGAACAGCTCACTACAAAGGGGGGAGTTTATCCCGCACTAAGCCGCCAGAAGGAAAGAGGGGCAATCAATGACCTTTGAAGAGACAGCATACCTAGTGCGCAGGATGCGGGAGCGTGGCCTTATTAAAGGCGAGGTAGAGGGGAATACGACCGAAAAGCAGTTAACCGCTGAGAGAAGCAACAGATCTTATTACCGGCACAGAGACGCGATACTTGAGCGAAAAAGGGCACGCTACGCAGCCCGAAAAGCAGCAAAGGAGGCATCAGAATGAGTGATGAGTTAGTGCGGCTAGAGGAAGACTTTCGGGAGTGGTGGAAAGAGAATCGGATAAGCCCCTATAACTCACAGGTTGACGAGCACTATCTGATTTGGTCGGTGTTCTTCGATGCCTGGCTCAAGGGCCTGGACGCAGAAAAGGAGACAGCGGAATGAACGCGCAACACTACGCAGAAATCAAAAAGGGGCCAACAAGCTGGAACGCTTTTGTTAGAGTGCAGAAGGCAAAGGACCGGGCCTGGACTGCCGACCTCCAGGGGGCCAATCTCTGGAATGCCGATATCTGGACTGCCGACCTCCAGGGGGCCAATCTCCAGCGGGTCAATCTCCAGTGGGCCAATCTCCAGCGGGTCAATCTCCAGTGGGCTGATCTCCAGTGGGCTGATCTCCATGGGGCCGATCTCCATGGGGCTGATCTCCGAGGCACTAAGTTCAGCGGTGTCCCTATTCGCCCGGGGGATCTCCTAGAGCAAATCGCGGTAGCGATCCGTAAGCCGGGGGCGCTAAGCATGCGCAATTGGCATACTTGCGAAACCACGCATTGCCTCGGCGGCTGGGCGGCTCATCTGACCCCTGGCGGGATAGAGTTTGCAGATAAGACCTCAGATCACCTTGCCGGTGCGTTACTAGTTCCTGAGTTGGCTCATCTGTTCTATGGGGGTTCTGATGACGCTCTGGAGGCGACCGAGAAATACTTGCCAGAAGGATACACAGCACCGGAGGAGGATCAATGAGCATAGCAAACGAACCAGCGTTCCGCGACGCAGAGGGCTGCGACTTCGGCCTAACCAAGCGGGAATACTTCGCCGCTATGGCGCTACAAGGATTATTGGCTAGCCCTTCTTCTCTGTGTGAGTGTGCGTGGCGGGCAGAGCGTCAAGCCGTTGTGCGTGCCGACGCTCTGATTGAAGAGCTAGAGAAAGGAGCAGAATGAACAACTGGATTAAGTTCGACGCCAAGAAGCCGGAGACGTGGGTTAGGAACACGGACATGCTTGTTCGGCTTAGCGTCAACGCAAAGTGCATTTACGGTCATTTCGACAACGGGGATACTGACTTGTTCAGGATGCAGGCTGATGGGCGCCGCGTGATTATGGCGGAGCACATAACCCACTACATGACCCCCACCGACCCAACCAAGCACAGTGATCACGTTTCGGTGCCAAGGGAGTTGAGTGAGGAGGATGAGAAAGGGATTAGATCAACACCGCTCGGGGGCTGCTATGATGAGCAGGAAGTCCAAGAAATGCATGAAGCCTTTGTGGAGTATTTCGGACGCAATCGCCCCGAAACCAAGCCAAGTGACACCGTGTGCGTGCGCGTTGAGCTGAGAGCGGAGGAAATAGAATGAGCAAAACTGTTAAAGAGAAACCAGAGGTCAGCGAGAAGGAACTTCGGTTGCTGGTCTACCTTGAGGACTGCGGGGTCAATAAAGGCGGGCGCATAAACTACAACCGACTCAACAGTGAGGAGGTCTCTTGGCTAGACAGTCTGAAGGACAGAGGCTTGCTCGCGAATCACGGAAGAATCAAGTCGCGATACCATAGTGATAACAGGCTCCATTTCGCTGAGTTGACTGACGCAGCACTCGCTATCGTCGCAAAGGAGAGGGCGAGGCGATGCAAGTATTGGGCAGACAAGGACAGGTTTAGATGGGTTGGCTTTCCAGATGAGGAAATAGCATGAGTGATATAACAGTGATTTACAAAGACGGGAAACAGGAAACGTTTGAAGACAAGGGTGCTCCAGGCGGAAGCTATTCGAACAGTGTCAAGTATGAGGGCGGGTTTGCTATCATTAAAGACGCTTACGGAAAGGTGACGTCAATCCCTGCGGAAAGAATTGCGAGGGTCATACATGAAACTGCAAGGAGAGGTTTTTAGGATGAGCATCGCACCTGAAATATTAGAAGCGGCCCAGAACGAGGACACAAGACCCGCAAGGGGCGGTTGGGCACCAGGCAAAGAGATTGAGGAAGTTGAAGAATGAGTGAAGAGAAGCACCCTTGGTGCCCTGACAGGTGCCCTATAACTATGAGACCATTTTTCCTGTGGATGGAGCACCCTGATTTAGGAGATGTGCCAACCTACGGAGGGCCTTACGACAGCTACACAATCCCAGAGCCCGTCAACCTGCCTGAGAAAGGGGAAATGCCTTACCATGACATTGAGTTCGAATGGCATCGTTACGACCATGATTCTGGTTGCTGGTCTGAGATTCAGATGTGCGATATGCGCATTGTAAAAGAGGAAGTGCTGTGTGAGCTGGGGGCCTGGGGAGAATGAACGCCGAGGAGTGCATCAAGGAATGGGAAGAGAATCACCCTGGAGAAAAACTAGACCTTAAGTCTTTCGATGCTGGGTGGAGCTACGGATCGATAGCGGCAGGCGGAGTTGTGGCTGAGTATCCGTATTTAGAGCACATGACTATGCGGAAAATAGTCACTCAGATTCTCAAAAAGGCAGGCATATTGAAATGACCAACGAAATTGAAGAAGCTTTCATTTCGTTTTGGGGGCGCTACTACGGCCATGAACCCCAGCCCAGCGACCCAAACGACCACGAGATTATACGCGCATTCGATAGAGCCTATAAGACCGGCTTCGAAGCTGGCTACTTAGCCGGGGCAGCGGCGAATGCTGTTGTGAAGTCAGGCAAAGAGATTGAGGACCAAAGCGAAAGGACCAAAGAGCAATGAGTGATCTTGACGCAAACTTAAAACGAATCATGAGAAGGGCTAAACTGAAGCCTTCTCAACTTGCCAGACTTGCAGGTGTTCAGAAATCGTCGCTGAGCCAGCTTGCGTCGGGGCTCCAATGCACTACTGATGAACTGCTAGGAGTCGAAAACGTGGAAGTTTCCCGGCCTGTCTTGGCGTTTGAAATCACTCAAATGGTCCATGAAATGGGGCATGAGGGAGTGGCGAAGGCTCATGACGCGGTGTCCGCTATATACAGCAAAGAGCAAAGAGCAAAGAGCAATGACCAAAGACCAAGAATCACAAACAACAGAAAGAAACAAGTAATATGGACATATCGAAACTAACAATTGGAGAAGCTCGCGAGATCGCGGCAATCGTTAACGGCAATCAGTCATCCTCCACGGAACACCCTTACCGCATTGGTAAGCCTTACTTGATTAGGACAGTCACCCAGATCAACACAGGCATCTTGAAGGCGGTAGGCCCACAAGAGCTGGTCTTAACCGACGCTTGCTGGATTGCGC